GGGCTTGTGGGCAGAGCTTCCACCAGCAGGGAGCTCCTGGGCTTTTAACCGGGTTTAATGATTCGGACCGTGGCGGTTTAGCATGCGAAACTGATCCGTTTGCCAGGCCTCGAGATAGCCCTCGGTCGGGCACCGCAAACCGAATGCTCATGGCGCCACCTCGGCACTGGATGCCTGCACAGGTACGTTGGTACGCTGCAAAATAGTTCCGTTGGGATTATTATCGGAATCAAGGACATCACTTTCCTGTCGGCGCGATGATGGGAAGGGGCGCTCCTCAACTGCGCGAATTGATCCATCGCCCTCTTGGATGACATAGATTGCGCGCCCCATACGGATCGCTTTACTGAGGGCCCCTTGCGTCATCCCAAGGCATTTCGCCGTCCAGGCGTGACGCTTGCGGGCAAATACAGATAGAGGAATGCGTTCCACAGGCTTGTCCAAGCTGGTCTTCTGCCTTGGATAGTGCCAGCGGGATTTTTTCAAATCAATCCTTGCGGGATTATTTTTTCGAGATCGCAAATGAAGAAGAAGCCGCTGCCTCCAGAGAAACAGGCGGAATGCGCCGCCCTGAAAGCCATTTACCAACAGAAGCGGCACGAACTGGGCCTCACCCAAGAAGGAATAGCCCGCAGGCTTGGCATAACGCAGGGGTCACTGAGTCACTACCTGAATGGCCGGAACGCCTTGAATGCCGAATTCGCCGTCAAGATAGCCGAGTTACTCCAGGTCGCAGTGGGGAGCTTCAGCCCAAGGCTGGAGGAAGAAATCACACGAATGATAATGGCCCTCCCCGCCAAAGGCCGGCGTCAAGAGAGAGAGGCCAGTAACGTCACGCTCGCACTCCAGCCACATAGATCGCCTCGGAGGTACCCCGTAATCAGTTGGGTAGCTGCAGGAGAAAGGGCTGAGTCACCTGATCTCCACCCGCCGGGTGTAGCGGACGAATGGCTGCCATCTACCGAAAACGCGGGGGCAAATGGTTACTGGCTGATTATTCTTGGAGACTCAATGTCCTCCCCAACCCCGCCCAGCTTCCCGCCGGGAACGCCGATTCTCGTGCAGCCAGAAGGGTTCGACCTGATCAGCGGAAAATACTATGTGGCCAAGCACTCGGATGGCGAAACCACGTTCAAGCAGTACGTCTACGACGCAGGGGTCAAGTACTTGGTCCCGCTGAACAAGGCCTACAGGACACTGGAGATGGATGACGACTGGGAGATCATTGGTCGGGTGATAGATGCAAAAGTACCCGGCCTATAAAAAATAATCCCGCAAGGATTGACACGAAATAATCCCGCCAGCACTATTAGCTCCAAGAGTAGGCATTGGAGCTAACCCCCATGGCAGCAATCACATTCGGAAACTGGAGTGGACGCACCGACTCAGAGCTTGCTGCTCGAGAGGTTCAATGCCTGCTTGCAGTAGCCGGTGGCTGCACCGACAAACAGGCCGCCCTTTCCCTCGGGGTATCACCTCGCACCGTGAAAGGCGCAATTGAGCGCGCAATGCACAAGCTCAACGCCTACCGCAGGCCGGCTCTAGTAGCTGAAGCCATGCGCCGCGGGCTTATCTCACCCGCCGTGATCGCCCTCGCCTTCCTCGTCGCCGGTCAGCCACTGCTCAACGATGACCACATGATGCGCAGCCGTCGTGGCGGCGAAAGGAAGATCGAAACTCGTCTGACTGCTCGCCGCGATGGCGTGGCCTGGGTGGCGTGATCATGGCCTGGGACAGAAACGATCCTCTCAACATCCTGGCGCTGCAGCTCGACGGTGAACTGCGCGCAGCGGCCGACTTTTGCCATGGCTACAACGGGCCGGCACAGCGCGCTTTCGCCCGGCACATCCAGGGCCTGGGCAAGACGCTCGACGAGCTTACCGTGGCAGACCTGAAGGCGGCGGCCGCATTTGCGGACGCAGAACTGAACGACCTGCAACAGAGAGGGCTGATCTGACGCAGCGGCGAGCGCTTCAGGTGGAGTGCTGTCCGGTGCGAAGGCATCACGTGGCTTGGCCGGGTTTGGCCTGGCGTGGCAGAGAACGGCTTGGCTTGGCGTGGCAGGGGCTGGAAACCCAGCGTACAGCCGCTTCGACTGAGGCGGTTGTGCGGTGGATACCTGCAGATGGGTAAAACCGGCAAATCGCCGGTTTGAATCGCGGAGAACGAGATGAACTTGACCCTTGTTCACAGTCGGGACTATGCTCGGCCCGTCACTGCAAATTCAGTGGCCGGGTTTGGCGACCCGACAGGCTATGGCGCGACAGCGCCAACCCAACATCAGGCGCTTTTTTTGTGCCTGCCGTTTGGGCGTGCACCGGCTACCCGGTGTCTCTCTATGGCAGATCGCGTGGGGAGACCTTCGGGTCTGCCGGGTTCCATAGCCCCGGTTCGCCAACCCCGCGCGGTCTGCCACCCTATTCCGTTTGGCGACGGTCGGTGGCAGCTCCCTAATCAGCTATGGAGTTCCCCCACAATGGCAAGCCCTACCCAAGTTGCGCCCGAAGCATTCGACCTGGCCGCCAAGGCCTACGATTCCATCGAGCTCGCCGTCAGCACCCTCTACGACCTGTCCGCCATCTTCCGGGCGATCTACCAGGCCGAACAGTTCCCGTCCCACAACAAGCGCCTGGCCGGTGTTGGCCAGTATTTGGCCGACGACTGGGGAAGTCTGCTCGATGGCCAGGTAGGCGAGTTGAAAGCAATGCTCGAAGCCACTCGCGAAAGGAGGGCTGCAGCATGAGCCTGATCACCACAACCAACGCCGTCACCATGTCGAGCCGCGAGATTGCCGAATTGACTGGAAAGCGCCATGACAACGTCATTGCCGATATTCGCAAGATGCTCCTTGAGCTCGGATATCAGATCGACGCCGACGGAAGATCTCCTGACTTTTCAGGAGATGTCCCGGACGCTTATGGGCGGCTCCAGCATTGCTTCAATCTGCCCCGCCGCGAGGTCGAAATCCTCCTGACGGGCTACAGCATTCCGCTCCGCGCGAAATGCCTGGATCGACTGCACGAGTTGGAGGCACGGGCCAAGCAAACGCTCCCGGCCCTCCCCGGTGACTACATCCAGGCACTGGAGCACCTACTGGAATCCAAGCGCTCTGAGCAGAAGGCCATCGAAGAGCGCGACCACGCCATCGCCACCAAGGCAGAGATCGGTTCCCGGCGAGAGGCCACTGCAATGGCATCGGCTTCCGCCGCCGTCCGCGAGGCACGTCGTCTTGCAGATGAACTCGGGCGTGGTACCCGGCAGGCGACGGTCAAGGCAGTAGAGAACCTCACCAAGACTCAATTCGACCCGCAGGCCTGGCGCAAATTGCGTGCATGGTGCGATTCCCACGGAGTCCAGCCCAACTATGTCGAAGACCCTCTCTATGGCCGTGTCCGGGCGTGGCCTGCGGATGCCTGGAAGGAGGTGTACGACATCGACCTGGACGGACTGTTCGGTTATCACCAACACCGGATCACCGAAGGGGGTGCAAGTTCGGCATGCCCCTGACGCACCAATAAACCCATAACCCAACCGATTTTGGCAAAGCCACAAATGCCGGCGGGCCCTTGCTCGCCCTGGAGAAACTATGAAACGAGCAACCGTTGTAACCGAACTGCCGGCCAGCACCAGCCGGGATATGGACAAGTTCGTTGTCCGACTGCCGGACGGACTGAGGGCCGAGGTGGAAGCTGAAGCCAAGCGCGATGAGCGCAGCATGAACAGCGTGGTCATCATCGCCCTGCGCGAGTACCTGCATGGCCAGCGCCGAAAGCATGCGCTACTCGACGCCTTGACCGCTGCCGCCGGAGATCGCTGATCATGAAGCAAGCACTCATCGGCACCGCGATCAGCCTGCTGCTCAGCGCGTGCCTGTACTTCGGACATGGCTCCATCCACCAGTTCGCTTTCTATGTGTCGGCGGCACTAAACGTCCTCTGCTGGCTGCTGATATTCGCCGGCGGCATCAAGGGGCAAGGAGCCGCGAACCTGCTCGCCCGCCCGTGGCTCTCCATCCCTACTGGCGCTCTGCACGTGGCGGCCCTGGCTCTCACGGATCACCCCGCACTCGCGGCTTCGAGCCTGCTGGTGCAAATGGCTTGCTACGCCCTCGCCTACCAGGCAGTGCGCAGCGCCGAGCAAGGGGGTGACCTATGACCCATGCCCTGTTTAAACAGATCGATCTGACCGCCAAGCTCGGCCAAGACGGCAGCGCGCTCCAAGCCATGAACGCGCTGCGCGTCATCCGGGAAACGGTAGCGAAGCACCTGGTCGGTGCCGAGGCTGCAGAAGAGTATCCGCTCGAGCGCGCCCTCCTGGCGCTCCGCACCATCGCCGAGTTCCCCTGTCCCGAGCAGGACAACATGCCGGCGGCGAACATGCGACAGATCGCACTGGCCGCGCTGGACGGCGCTGGAGCGAGTTCCGAACCGGGCAATCCTGGCGGCGAACCTGTTTCCGGACCGGGTAATGCCGGCGAGCGCCCCCACCCCGCGCCGGGATCGGCCCACGAGCACGCCGAACTACGCCGAATTGCTGTCGCGCTCAAGAACCCGCTGCTCAGCGGAGAGGAGGCTTCGAATCTGATGGTGCGTTACGAGGCATTGACCATGCCTGACCACATCATCGCGCTGATCGACGGACAGGCTCAGGCTACCGTTCCGAAGGGGTGGAAGCTGGTACCGCTTGAGCCGACCCCGGAAATGCTGGACGCGCGCCGCGACAGCGAGGACGGAATGGACGGCTATCTCGTTGAGGATACCGAGTACTACTTCCCGGATCGGGGTGCGGTTCGCGACTTCCTGGCATGTGTCTATCGCGGACTCCTTGCCGCAGCCCCAGCGCCTGGAGGTGAGCGATGACCATGCGCAAGGCTCTGGCCGCCATCGCACTCGTCGCGCTGTTTGGCCTGGCCACTGTTGCCGCCGGCGCCGCACTCCAGCCGTTCAAGACCCTGTTCATCTGGGAGGTATGCCAGTGATGAGAGGCTCCGATATTCCACCACCACCAGGGTATCGCCCTACCCCGCTCGCCACCCTCGGCCAGCAGTTGGTCCGCCTGGGCCAGGCGATGCAGAACCCCAACACCAAGCTCGGCGAGTTGACCGAACTGGTCCAGGCCTGCGGCGTCGACCTGCGGATCTGCGAACGAACAAGGAGAGCCGGTCATGAAGGGCGCAACGTTGCACAGGCTGATCGATATCTACGCCGACAGTCGCCGTAACCTGCGCGTCCGTTTGGCGGCCCTCCGGATGTTCGTCCGCGCGGTGTGCGCCGATCGCAACACCAGCTTCGCCGAGTATCGCCAGATGTGTCGGAGGCTCCTCAAGGGCATGCCGTTCACCGAGCAGGCGCTTGAGCGCGAGCGAGCGGCATATCTGGATCGCACCAGAGCTGCGAAACAAGCCATGGAGGAGAGCGGTGCCTGGCTTATCGGAAACTCAGCCATGATCGAGCAGGCCCTGTCGTTCGACGATCTGTGCGACCTCCTGGGGGTGAATCATGCCCACCGTGCCGAGGCTGCCGAGGTCTGCGCGGGCGACGCCGGAATCGTTGGCGGCCTGCTCTGGATTGGTGGGGAGTTCGAGGACAGCGCGGACCACAAGAGTGGCCGCTCCAACCGAGGGAACACGGGGCCACTTACCGCCGCGGTCCAGAACCTGTTCCAGAAGTTCTTGCTTGAAAATCCGTCGGCCATCCCTGACCCGTTCGCCCCGGGCGGGCCCTTTTACGGAGTCCCGCGTCAGGAAATGGCGCCGAACGGCACTGTGCAGATTCGGCGGCCCGCACTCACCGTCCACAGCCAGGACGGATCGACCCGCACGGTTGAGCGAAAGCCGGAGGCGTATTCGGTAGTGGCGAAAGATGGTGGGGGTCGCCATGGCTAGAACCCTGCTTCGCGTGATGAGGGGAGAGTTTGCGTTCTACCTGACCGAAGGGTCGAAGGGCGGCAAGAAAGGAGGGGCGCGCTGGGCCTTATACCGGACCAGTGGATTCGGGAAGGTCAAAGACGGCTTTGTCTTCGTCAACAGCGGTGACCGCGCCAGACTGCTGGCAATGACGAACGACGGTGAGCAAATGGATGCCTGCCAGGCACTGTTCGACAGTAAGAA